TACATTACACTTCTCTAAATTACGTACCATATCATGAAGAGAAGCACTTACAAAGAAAAACTGCTGCTTCAATCTTAATATCTTACCAGCATCAGTACCATCATTAGGATACAGAACCTTAGAGATAGTTTCAGAAGTAACACTCTGTTCTACTGACCCCATATAGTCACCTATATTAAATGCATAGAAATCAAATATCTCAGTTGCATCTGCTCTCCATAATCTCAATCTATTACATGTATCAACCTTATATCCCAACTGAAGAACATCATAAGGAACTGCAACTACAGATTCAGCAGGAACCCAACGAACTCTATAATTATCTCTATCTGAAATATAATTCTCTACTTTACCACCAAAACCTACAAGAACAGATTCATCTGGTTGTGCCAATTCCCATGGCCAATCTCCATGTAACCAATTATCAGTGACTTCCATTTGCATATTGTCTCTGATAATCTGTTTGAACATGCCAAACTTATATCTTATACCATAACCAGTAGCAGGAACTTTTAAAGTCGCTAAAGACTCCATATAACAAGCAGCAAGTCTACCAAGACCACCATTACCTAGTCCAGGTTCTTCTGCCAAATCTAACACATGTTCTAGTGTTAAATCATATTCCTTTAATGCTTGTCTTGCTTCCTTTTCTAATCCAAGATTAAGAAGATTATTTCCAAGTTGTGGTCCAATTAAAAATTCTGCAGAAAGATATGCAACTTCCTTTTGATTATTACAAACTTCTGGAGCAAGATGATATGCCATCATCTGGTCCCTTACAGCATAACATAATGCCATGTAAATATCATGAGCACTAGCAATCTGGGGACGTTTTCCTAAAGTGTAATAAAGACGCTCACTAATTCCATTATAAAGATTGTTCATAAATTACTCAGTCTCTTCAACCTTCTTTTTCTTAGAACCTATATTATACTTGGTTTCTAGGATCCAGTCACCTTTATCTTTATATGACAACACTTTAATCTGATTTAAAGGTGCAATATCCTGAATTTTATCTGCATCAACAATACTTACCAAACCCCAATCAGCAATAAGCTGAGCAATACGATTCCTACGCTGAACATCATTAACCGTAAGATTAGCGTGTTTACCGTCGAGCGCAAAGAGTTCTTTAAAATGCACAAGATAGTATCTCCCTTGCTTATGCAGAATATGACATGATTGATATATCTTCTTTTCCTTTCGGGATGCTACCCCAATTCTTGTTAAAGTCTCTCTAACCTTGAGGAAGTCATCGGGTTCACCCAATACCACTTCTACCATTTGGTCGGGTGCCCACTTTACTTCAGGCTCTTGAACCACGCTCATTGTCTTCCTCCAGTTTCAAATTTAGATTTTATAAAATTAAGTTGTTCTTTTGTTAGGATTCGCAGAGCTTGTTTCGCTTTTTCGTTACTATAACCATAATAACGCTTTACCAAGTCAAGGTCTTTGATTTCATCTTTACGTAACCAAGGAGAAAATCTCTTCTTGGATCTCAATGTATTTAGAAAAAAATCATATTGCATCTTCTTTGGTAAGAAATGATACTGATTCATCTCATTTGCAAACATAATTGCATCAAGATGTCCAGAGAAAATACGATTAACAATGTATGGAGGATACTCCTTCTCTAAGGAAGGATCTTCGTCAATCAAATTCTTCTTTGTTTGGTTGATTGAATTTAACCAATCTTTCAATTCAGTCATCATCAAATGGGGAGTTGGGAAAAGTATAAGGGTTTTCTTCTGCATACTTAGCTGCAGCTGCTACACTTCTATTATGGGTCCAATACTCATATTTAATATAAAGTTTATATGGAAGACAAAGGCATTTTTGAGTAAACCATTCTGCCCATAAAAAACATACAATTATAAAATCTAAAGGATCTTTAGGCATTATAATTAAAAAGTAAAAGTTCCTTTCGTGTTTTTTGTTCTCTCATATATTCACCAACAGAACGCATAGTATAAGTTAAATCAAACTCAGCAGCATTCCATTGTAATTCAGTAAACCTATCTTTCACAAGCTGATCTGAATTATAACTAATCATCATATCTATACTACTATTACTACAATCTTTCGCAAACTTATCATGATCAAATCCTTTATGCATAGCACCTTTCTTACCATAAAGATTATCCTTTATATCATAAGGAGGATCTAAGTACATGAACAATCCATCATGAATATCATTCTCCATCAAATGTTCATAAGAGTATCCATTTATGTGCCAGTTTGAAATAATTTCTTGATACCCAGTTAACTTTTCAATCCCCCTGACTGAAAAATTACTCCTGGAAGCTTGAGGTGAAAAACTAGAGCTTTCTGTAAGACCACTAAAACTGCACTTGTTAACAATATAAAAAGCCACAGCGCGGTCAAGGGATGAACTAGTAGTCTTGTTAATAAGAGACTTGGAGTTATTAAATAATTCTCTTGCTGAAGTTGGATCATTATGAGTAAGTTTATAATCTAATAATTGTTCTTTCAATTCTACCCCAAACATCTGGAGATTGCTCCAAAAGTTTACAAGAGGTTCATAAAGATCATTAACCGTAATTTTTAAATGAGGATATTTTTTACTCATATGAATTGCAACACTTCCTCCACCAAGAAATGGTTCTCTAAATTCCACATAATCCCTAAGATCAGGAAAATATTGATCCATTTTAGTGCAAGCACGAGACTTACCGCCAGGGTATCTGAGGGGTGTTTTAAGTGACTTGATAGACTTTATCATAATTAACCGGATGATTTTTCAAATATTCCCAGAAGACCATTTTCATCTCCTTCTGAGTCATTCCACAATGCTTTGAAGCAGCAGGTAATGTCATCTTACAGGAAAAGAGACCTTCTGTTGCCTCCTGTACATTTTCAGGAGTAGTTTTAACTCTCTCTTCTGTAAGAGTTAATGCATCTATTTTAGATACCATCAATAAATCCTCTTTGGTGGATCAGTAGGATGATACAAACCTTCCTGTTCCAATTGATCTGGTTGCATCATATGATGCCTTGGATATGGTTTAGTATCCGATTCCAATATAACAGTACCAACAATCTTGTCGAAACTCTCTGACATCTTACGATATCCAGTTCCAACATATAGCTGGCCAGCAAATACTGATAAAGTTGCAGCACCCCAGAAAATATAATACCATCTAGATTTAACTTGATGTCTTTGCTTTTTCTTCATTACTCTCCTAGAGGTACAACAATTACATCAGCACATAAGTAACTCATTGGTGACTCAGGATGATATTCAATTCCATATTTCTTTAATTCACCACAGTTCTTAAGTCGGGCTAAATCATAATCCAATTGTCTATTCATTAACATTTGTTTACTCATTTCCTCGTTTGGTCCCGTATAAGTACCAGAGTTTCCAATAAGAGATACACCCCATACTACAACACCCGCTAAAGCAACAATATTAACTGTTGTTTGATTTAAATACTTTTTCATTTTAGTTTACCTTTTCTACTTGTTGGGATACTCTTGTGTTAAGTTTACCATCATTTATAGTAATTGTCACGCGATGCAAAAAATTAATACCTTCATAGATCATAATATCTGCAGTATTGTCATAAGTAGTAAGAACTATCCTACCGTTTGCATCCCACTGTTTTGGATTATCCATATACTCATAATTTGGCCAACTAAGTTTTTCTTTCTTTTCTTGCTCTTTCATTTGACAATTGCCTCTCAAATTCAACCTTCATCTCAATTAATGAATGTGTAAGAAATGCTTCCCATTCATTATCTTCAATAAGATCTTCTAAATGTGCAATATGCTCTAAAGCAAATACCAATTTTGTTTCATTATTCATCCTTGACATATTGTTTTGATTTTAAATATTCTTCATAATATTCTGGATCTTGTTTTTTTAGATAAGTTTCCATCTCTTCACGATCATCAAAGTATTTTTTGAAATATTCTTCTCTTTGTTTATCCTCAAGATAATCTCTATACCTTGGTACAAGTTCATCCAACAAAAATAAACTATAAAGATCTAATCCTGCAGATTTCATAGCAGCATCTGCTTCACCTTCTTCTTGTCTATCAACTATAGAAACTACACGATCAACAACATATCCAACATCACGTAATCTATTTGCTGCCTGAATTGCAGAACCACCTGTTGTAATTACATCCTCAAGAACAGTAACCTTAGATCCTTCCGGAAGTATTGGTCCCTCCACATAAGCGCGTGTACCATGACCCTTTGCTTCTTTACGAACAATTAATCCATCAACAGGAATTCTTTCTCTTAATTTAGGATATCCCCATTCATAAGCAAGGGAAGAAGCTGCAGCAACACCAGACACTAAAGGATCAGCACCTAAAGTAAGTCCCCCAACCGCTACAGAATCAGGTTCTATGTAATCCACAAGCATTATTAAACTAGTAGTTGCAAGTCCATCTGAATGTAAAGTTACTGGTTTACAATTTACATAATGTTCACTAGTCCTTCCAGAAGAAAGTTTAAACTCACCACGTTGATAAGCTTCCAATTGCAATATTTTTAAAAGCTCACGATGCTTCTCAGGAGTAATAGTAGATTCTAATTTCATTTTAACTAAAGAATTAGTTTTTTAGGTGGTGTAGCAATAGGAGAAAACATTTTTCCATACTCATCAACAATCTGCGATTGAGGATCACTAATATAAACAACATATCTTTTAGTTATTTCAATTCTTTTATCCCTCCCCTCAAGAAGAGGTGACCAAGGAGCAAATCCCATTTGCCCTTCCTGTGTAGGAACAGCAACGATAGGATTAACTACTGTAACAAAATTTTCATTTTCATCAACAAGGTCTGTAACAACGTCTTCGCCAGACCACATACGAATTAATTTTACATTCATTTGAATTGACACTCCACCATGATTTCGGTTAAACAAGCTAACATATTTATTTCTTGATCGGCAACGAATGCAGCTTGGTACTGATACTTAGCCAAAACAAGCACGGCAGCAGGAATAGTAGAAGGGACCAAGGATGTATAAAGATTATCGTAAATACGACGAAGAAGTACAGTAATATCATTGTCCATATTACTGTTGACCCACTTACGTACTTCAGAAAAGTTTTTCGTCTTAAGGTTTTTAATAAGGTCATCGACGGCAACATCAGAAAATGCAGCTAATATACCACTATCTATCTTACCACTAACAGAATATCTCTGGCACTCATTTAAAACTCTTCTCCAATCAGGAAAATGCTTATTAATAAGTTCTACTAAGACTTTCTTATCAGCTTCGCACCGTTCACTGTCCAAGATAAAGTTAATCCTTTGAAAGAATGATGCTGCAATTTCCTGCTTTTCTTTACCTTTGATTGAAAATTCAATGACCGCACAACGGGAATGGAGTGGTTCGATGATTTTATTTTTATAATTGCAGGTGAATATGAATCTGCAATTTTTTGAGAATTCCTCAATCGATGCCCTAAGCAAGAGTTGAACATCAGAGGTTGTGTTGTCTGCCTCATCGATGATGATGATTTTATGCTTGGCATCAGAGGAGAGTGAGACTGTTGATGCGAAATTTTTTGCGTTGGTTCTAACGGTGTCAAGGAATCGTCCTTCGTCTGATCCATTGATGACATAATAATCTACCCCTAATTCGTTACAAAGTGCTTTTGCTACCGTAGTTTTACCAACACCAGGAGGTCCAGCAAGCAACATATTCGGTATTTCGCCTTTATTTAGGAATTCTCTAAAGGTTTTCTTAATACCTTTGGGGAGAATACAATCTTCAATTGTCTTGGGTCTGTGTTTTTCTGTCCACAGAAACTCTTCTCTTTTTGAGTTACTCATAATTTAATTCCAATGGCGGATTACACCCGCAATAATAAAACAATTAGTTGCCAAATAAGTAAAGAATATAACAGTACGAAAAATAGCAACAGAATTATCGTACCGTTTAGTCTTTTC